GTAAGATTAAACGATGTTTTCTTCCCACCAGTCGCTTCTCCATTTAACAGAAAGCACTTGTGCTTCTCCTGTTGAATAATCTCCACCGTAATCTGGCATATCACCAGTAGGGAAACAATCATGGAAAGTACGTTGCCAGAATATATCTCCTTTACGATTATAATTGGTAACGATAATAGTTCCTACGTAATCTTTTTTAAGACCTTGTTCACCTGTTAATGGTTTATAAATAAGTCTCTGCCAATTACGAAGAGTTTTGTAAACATATAATTCGTTAGCGTCGTTCAAGTTAAGTGAGAATTCAACTTCTAAGTCATTGACTGTATCAGTTGGTACACCACTTGCATACGAACGTTTAGCAAATTTATATGCTTGTGTAATTGCTTCTGTACCTCTATCTTGAGTAAGACCAGAAATCTTATTTACATGTTCAAGTAGGATAGACCCACCAGAAACTGTATTTGGAGGAAGTACTGATACTTCGAATAAGTTTTGGTAAAATGGTTCGTAATATTTGGTAGAAGCTTTTGCGTTTAAAAAATGTGGTAAACCTGGCATGTTCTAATATTCTTTTTTATTTTCAATTTTTTAATTGATATTTAGTTATTTATCTACGTGATGATAAAAAATAAGCCGACCGATTAGATCGGCTTAATTTATATTAAATGTAGTTACCTGTTGCGATAGTACCAGTTCTAAGAATTGTAGTTCTATGAACTAATACACCCATTCCTCTTACCGGTTCAACGTAAGTATCAAGAATTCCAATATTGTTATCGATAATCTCGTTAGTATTATTAGTTGAATCCATGATGTTGTTGAAATCGTAAAGACCTCCATCGGAAAGGATTTGAGATAAGAAATTATCTGCAAGAGTTTTAATTTCTAATCTGTTTTGAGCTGTGTTAAATTCCCAACGGTAATTTTTAAGAATAGCTTCGATACCATCTTGAATGTATATCAATAATTCTCTTACGTGAATTTGAGAAAGTGCAGATTTAACTGTTTGTTGAGCTGTTTGATTAGCGTTAATAGTTAATCCAAAACCTCTTTTGTTAACGATAGCGTTATATCCGAATGGTTCGATCCAATCTAAATCAACTCTATCGAATGCGTATTCAACTCCTACTAATCCAGCTCCAGTTACAACACCTCTACGAGGACCAGCAACTATCGAGTAAGGAAGAGCTAAGTTATATTTGTCAATGTACAAGTTAGAAACATGTGCAGCACATGGAACTGATGTATTACTTCCATTTTCTCTTATTACTAAGTTAGGACCATAGAATGCTCCATAATTAGCACCATCAGCAATACCAGGTAAAGAGAATACGTTAGATGGGTTAGATGCTAAGTTACCTCCAGTTGGTATGTATTGAGTATCAAAAGAAGTAGTTGAATCCATTTTAAATAATGGGTTAGTACTTTCTTTAAATTGTTTAACTGATGGCATATTTAAGATAGCCAAAGTTGATTGACGATTCTTAGCTAGCTTAGTTAATCTGATTTTTGTAGCTGGTTCAATTAATCCTTCAAATGAATCGACGATATAACGGAATGTAATAACCTCTCTATCAGTTAAACCTTGAGCAATGTTAGTATTAGTCATTACATCCAAGATTTGATTTTGTCTGTCTCCTGAACCATTAGGTACTTGAGCATCTCTTAAAGAATAACCATTAAGAGCAGAGAATCTATAATATTGAACGAAATTTCTAATATCTTCGTATCTTTCTACTTCGTTAGTAGGAGAAATGAATATTGCATCGTTAGTTGTTACTTTAATATAACCGTAGTTAGTAGAAAGTGGATCAGTGATTTTAACTACTGAAATGATTCTAGTTAAACGAGATTTACCAGTTAATGGGCTCAATTTAGTAGGAGTTCCGGTTTCTCCGAAGTTTTGTACTAAGTATTGTCCTTTTGTAATTTGTCCAGTAAATCCATTAAGTCCTAATGGGCCTGTTACAGTATCATTAAACCATACAATATTTGTTGGTTTAGCAGTTCCAGTTCTAGCAACATCTACTAAAAGAGATTCGTTTATGTCTCCTGTGTAAGTTTTAAAATCAAAAGTTCCGGTAGCTCCTATTGAAGTAGCTCCTGTTACTAAATCTACATTTTCAAAAGCTGAAACAGTAACATAATTAACTACATCACTTAATGTTGGAGTTGTTGAAGCAAATGCAGAAGTAAATGTAGCTCCAGTTAAATCGTTAGTACTAAATCTATCAAATTGAACATATTGATATACTGCAGTAGCACCTAAAACTGATGCGTTAATTCTATCTCCATCAGTTATTAAACCAGAAAGATTATTTTGATAAATATCAGAATCTACACCTGCATAAACAATTTTAGGAGATGCAGAAGTATCGTTAAATTCCCATTTATTAGAACGAATTATATTAAGAGTAGCGGTTCCACCACCAGCAGTAGCAGCAGTTCCTCCAACGAATAAGAATCCATTTGAAGTACTAGTAGGACCAGTTACACTATTACCTACAACTAATTTAACTTTAAGAGTTAAGATGTCGTTAGTGTCGTCATATATTTTAGAATTAACCGAAATATAATTAACGGTACTTGCAGGACCAGTAGTTACTTTAGATGAACCTTGAACGAAAGTTTTATTAACTGAAAGGGAATCAATAAATTCAGTAAATAAAGCAGAAGAAGCAAAACCTGAAACTAATGAACCAGGAGCAGAAGCAGCTGGACCGTATATTGTTATTGTATCGAAATATCCAGTAGCACCAGCTGATGTATAACCAATAGCACCTTGAATTGCAGTCGATGCAGAATATAATGCGTTAGCAACAACTCCAATTGTAGCACCTACAGATAAAGTATTAAATACTACCGCAGTAGCTCCAGAAACTTTATTATAAGATAAATCTTCTTGAATTCCACCATAATATGATAAGAAATTAAGTGCACCAGGTTGCTCCGATTCTAAGGTATGACCTATAGTATCAATTAAATCACCGGAAATATATCTTGAAGCTCCACCTAAGTTATAAGGCTGATCGTCATATGCGTTAGGATTTAATGCCATTAAAACTCCAGTTCTTGAAGTTTCAAGGTTAACTAAATCTTGGATGTAAATGTTGTTTCCATTTTTATCTTGGAAGTCAGGAATCATTGCTCCAGTATAAACTCCAAGTACATTAACTTGAGGTAAAGAAAGGAATTCAGTTAATCCATCTCTCACAAAACCGTATTGGTCGGTATAAGATTTTTTAAGTCCAGTATTATTAAAGAATGATCCGAAAATTGGATCGATAGACAATGTTGTATAGTTAGAGAAATCTCCTTCAACTACAATTACATCAACAAGATAATCTGAAATGTAATCATTTTCATTCATAAAGAATGGAACTTGACCTACAGAAAACCAATCTTTAGCGATTACATCAAATCCAAGAATATCAGATTTTCTAGTAATTACAGAAACAGGTTTTCTACCGACATTTGCATAATTAAGCAAACGCTGAGTGTTAGTACTTCCGTTAGTTGCAGCTGATTGAACTAAAGCAGCAGGATCAGTAAACCAGAATTTATCTTTATTAAAGAATGAAGAAACTGGTGCTGTATCAACTAATGCATTGTCATCAGTAGAACAAGTAGAAATTGATTGAAAATTAGAAGTATCTAATGTGTCATCTAAGTTAAGTAAGTTAAGAACGATCACTGGTCCTCTATCCAAACAAGTTAAAACTGTTCTGTGGAAATATGAACCTTTTCTTTCTAATACTGTATCGATTTCACCGAAAACAGATTTAAAAAATACAGAATCCTGTACAAATACCGGTGTATTAAAAGGTCCTTTTTTAGAGAATCCGATAATAAGACGTATAGTCTCAGAAGGGATGTTAGTGATTTGGCTCTTGTCAAATTCAAGTCGATAAACACCTGAAGACTTGAACTGTTGTAATGATGGTGAAATTGCCATATTGCTATTATTTTTTTATTATATATCATCCATTAGACGAAATTTAGGTTAAAACATAGAACTATAAAAATCTTCGTCTTCACCTGGATCAGAATTTTCTAAGATTAAGTCTATTTTATTTTGTAATTCTTCTTCAATATTATCAAAATACTCTTCAATAATTTCATTGTAATCTAAAGTTTCAAAAAACGACGAAGCAGTTACACATGACATTACACAATCATCGTTTCCGGTTTGAGCTGAATATGTACCATTTGGATTTCTTGAAAACATCTTAGCTTCTAGAATTGTTCTAGGATCTTTAATTATCAATTGTCCTTTTTGCACACATTGCTTTAACTTTTCACAATATAGCATCTTGTTCTCTCTATTTATCCTAACACCAAATTCTTTTGTTTTATTTCCTAAACGATGAGTGTATTTTACTAAAGTTTCTTCATCAAAATCATTACTTGCAGGATATAATGTAGTTAAGTGTTTAATTAAAGTTGATCCATATGTGTTATATTCAATAATCAGACGCAAATTATCTTGAAAGAAATATTTAACGGATAGACAGTAAAGTATTTTTGCAAATTCTCCTAGATTATGAATGTTTGATCTAAAAATACCTACTTGTTCTAATCCAAAGAAATCTGAAACGTGACCTGGTGCAACTAATGCATCCATATCAAATTCACGCAAAGGAACTACTTTAAAAATATTCAAAATCGTATAATCTCTACCTATTCCTTCTGCTAAATCAATCGTACAAATAAAGAAATTAGATTTATCTTCGATATCATCAACGTCAAAGTCCGGATCCCATTTTAATTGAGAGTAATCAATACATAAATCATCTAAAGTATCTATTTCCCTAAACTCAAATTCCTTCTCTTCTTTTACTAACTTATTTATTTGCTCAGATGTAAGTAATAATGAAGATGATGATAAGAATTGGCAGCCATATTGTTGATTAAAAGCTTCTTCAGAACCTAAGTTACCAATCTCTCTAGCTCTCCATGCTTCATCTCTTCCTGGAACATCCCACCAATCTACCCTTAATGGAGTATATTCATTAGCTCCATCGATAGCTCCTTGATACAGCTCCTGGAATAAATCGAATCCATTAGGAGTCGAAGTAATAATCATTCTTGAAATTTTCGATGAGGATAGTGTAGGGTAAACGTTTTCATAGAAAGGACGTTTAATTCCTTCAGGAATATGAGCAAACTCATCTAAAAATAAAAGGTGGATAGTAAAACCAATACCACCAGTTTTTGTAGTATTTTGTCCTATGATTCGACATCGATTATCGAACATCATAGTCATTACGTCTTTTTTAAGTACACCTGGTTTAAGGAAAAATGGAAGTCCTTCCATAATTGCCTTAATTTTATCCATAATTTCTTTTGTTGTAGCACCCTTATTCGACATAAGAAGTACGTTTTTATCAAAGTGAAATAAGAGATACCAAGTCAAAAATATAGACGAAGTAATTGTTTTACCTATCTGACGAGGTGCAACAAATATGCTCCATCGATTGTCTTGATAGGATTTAAGTACGGTTTCTTGATATGGACGAAGTTGTATTTTCATATAACCTTCATCCGTCATTACTTGGCAATAAGTATTTGCAAAGTGAATAATGTCTTTAGCACATAGTTTAATTTCGTCATACTCCATATCGGTGTATTCGTAAACTATATTGCCTTTTTTATAATTTGGATCCCCTTCATAGAATGGATGATCAGAAGCTTGATAACCTTCTTCCATGGCGTCAAGTAATTTATAGACCTTTTCAGTTGTCCAAATTACTCTACCGTCATCTTTTTGTTTATCTTCTTTATATTCTTTTACCTTAAACATTTGGGAGTTTGTCAAAAATATACCCTCGTTCTTGAGCAATTTTCTTTAATTTCTCAAGTATTTCGATTGTATCAATACCAGTGCCGTTTGCATGTAGAATCAGCAAATCTCCAGATCTTAAACTAAGATCGAAGAAAGTTTGGTATTCTTTCTCATTTTTTTGTGATATTTCTTTAGCC